TGAATCGTCTTCTAGCTCCATCTCCACTATTCGATTGCTCAGCCAAGCAATATCAGAATCACATCCTGCAGTGATATCAGAGTCAGCGTCTTGGTAATCGTGTTTTGTCTGAAGAATGTCGGAGTCAATTTGATTAAGCTGATCTTGTGGTTCCCACAACTGTCTCGCAGCATTCCAAACAACGACAGAACGGTCTACTCTAAGGTCATTTGGAATAGGCGTCGCACCATCGTCATATGTAACATCAACCAACCTATCAAATGTAAAGTCACTGTCCAGAATTTCTAAGATGGTCTGAATGTCAGAATCGTTATCGACTATATCTTGAATGTATGCTGCAATTTCAGCACCAGTAGCTCCAATTTGAGCCCATTTAACTGGGTTGACGTTGGGCGTACCAGAACCTGGTGTAATGTCTCTTTGCGCAACATAAAGTCTTGTTACATTTGAATCACTGTCTGAATCCGAACCAGCAGACATAAAAGCAGCATAACGAACGAGAGAATCTCTTACATAAAAAATATCATCTCGCCATTCTGGAAACCTAAACGTTTCCGGTAATGAATTTATTTTTTTAATGCCTGCCATTAGTATTCACCAAAGTTGAAAGATCTGTTTGTAGCCACAAAGGTTAGATCGTTTGATCCAGCCCCAAGTGTTACTGAATTTGTTTTGCCATCATGAGCAACAAATGTCACGATGTAAGTATTTGATACAAGATAAATTTCTGGAACCCTGATCCTAAAAGATTGATTTGAAGCATCAATCAACAAAGCATCCGTCAAAGAAAAATCTGGTTGTAAGTTCCCAGAAATATTGTTTTGAACTGCAAAACCAATGTTTGTTCCGTTTTTCTGAACACGAAGAGTTCCAGGCAAAAAGTTTGAAAAACGATATGTGGTCACATTGATATCAAAAAATGTGCCTGTGATTGTGCTTAATGTCGCTTCAATGAATGCCGGATCATAAACCTTTTCTCCTGGAATGGTGAACTGTTTTAGTTGTCCACCAGTATAAATCCAAAGAGTGGAATCGCTTTGAACATAGTAGATTCGACCTTCTTCAAAAGTAGTAGCCGCTAAATCAGTTGGATCCGCTTTGAAAATGATTTTCTTTTCATAATCTGAATCGATGAGGCTATCAACATACACTTTTGTTGCAGCTTCCGAGTCTTCGACAGGGTCTCTTGACAACAGAAGGGGAGCAAGCATCGTGTCGCCAGTAACATTGACAAATTTGAGTTCGTTCTCTTTATCAGTGTAACCAACAATTCTAACCCATCCATTAGGAGTGTATGCGTAACTGATACCATTGTTATTTTCTGAGTCAGAATCACCTGAGACAATGTAAATTGTACCTAGCGTGTCAGAATCGGGAAGTTCATCTCTTGTACCGGTTTTGGTTGCTGTGAATGAATACGAAACATTGCCTGTCGAATCTGCGAATGTGCCGTTTATCGAAACAACAGGTTGTTCAAAACGAAAAACGCTGGAGTCTGAATCCCAAGCGATAACGAAACCATCTTGTGCATCGGAATCATTCAAAGAACTTATGATTTTCTTATCTTGAAGATCCTGAATATCTTGTTTTATTTGTTGGAAAGATGCTGGAAAATCGACAAGCTCGCCAATTTTGTCGTAGACCACATTGACATCTGAATCAGCATCACTAAATGCTTTTTGATACTCTATTTTTACACTGGCAAGATATTCGTAAATTTCAGAGTCTGAAAAAAGTGTTCGCACTCTTGGATGACCAGAAACAAAAAGAATCCACTCTGAATTATCTTCAGGATCCAATCCGCCTGGTTGAATGTCATTTCTTGCTATGTAATAATTGTAATATGCTACATCAGAGTCTGAATCGTTTTCTCTAAATGGAACAGCTACAATAGAGCCAGCGTAATAAAAAACACTTGCATTGAAATCAGGGTATCTATCGTGATACGGTCCCCTGTCAATAGTAATTCTAGCTGCCGTAGCTTTTAAAAATGTCATTAATAAAATCCGTAATCAGTTGAGTCTAAAGATTTTTGCGCTGACCATACTGTAGCTCCAGCAAGCTTTGTTACCCAAGCTTCATCGCCAGTATCACTAATGTGTTTGATTTCATATTCTTTAGAATTATCAAAAGTATTTATTAAAGTAATTTTGAACTCTTGAGAGGTTTGATCCAATAGAACAAACTGACTTGCTTCGCCTGGAGTATTGAACACACCACTGGCATTGCTTCCAGCTCCAAGAGAAAACGCTTCTAAAACACCATCTCTTTTTACAGTCAAAACGCCTTCGACTATTTGATTTAAATTAGCACATTTGACAGTCAATGTAATCTGATCCGTTTCAACTACAACATCTGGCAACAAAAACGGATAATCACCAACATTGGTAGAACCTATTTGAGAAAGATTCAAACCATCCCAATGATAAAAACCAGGTTTTTGATCAGTGGTGACCGCAAAATCATCACTATCCAAAATAGATGTATTGATCGCTAGTTCTGAATCTGCATAATAAAAGTTTGGTTGTCCACCATTGGTGGTTAAAACAAGATCTGAATAAGCTTTGTTGACTATCGAATTTGCAGTATTTGAATTAACAACATAAAGAGGACCAGTCAGCGTATTAGAACCATCTCTCTTTAAAAATTTTAAATCAATTACTTTTGCTCCTGCAGATTCTATTGCGAACCATTCAGAATCTTTGTAAATGTAAGAAAGACCGTTTGAAAAAACATCACTATCTCCCTCAATGGTAAAGATAGAACCATTTCTTTCGCTATCTGGTCTTTCATCTTTTGTTCCAGAAAGAATCTTAATGAGCGTTACTGGAACATCGCCATTAGCGTCTGGTCCAAAAGCGTTGACTGTTCTTATTGCAGAAATACCAACATATTTGTTATTTGTGCCGTCCCAACCAACAAGTTGACTATCAGAAATATCCGCTTGGTCGAAAAGCGCAATGCCTTTGTTTTTAAGCGTGGCAATTATTGGTTGTATTATCTTTAGATCAGAGTCAACACTGTCCGAGTCTGGTAAATTATTGATGACTTGGTATGATACGAGTATTTCTGAATCGAAATCGGCTTTGGCGATTTTCAACAGATTTGGAACTTCTTGGATTTTTCTTTGCAAAGTAACAAAAGAAAAAACTTCAGAGTCCAGTTCCCTTGAAGAAATAAAATGCAACCACAGCGAAGTGTTTAAAATTAAGTCACTGTCATACTCAGAATCATGATTTGAAAGGAAAAGACGTTTATCAGAATCATTGGCATAATGATCCTCAAGACAAACATAAACGTCTAAATGGTCCGAGTCAATGGTCTTGTTGTAAAGAAAGGAACCTTGGTGATAATAATTCGTAGCAGACCACGACGCCGTTCTTCTTACTTGAGGTGTTGACTTTTTTTGTAATCTTGTTCCGCTCATTCACTTTAGGTTCTCTGTTGATCTTTTTATTTACAATTATGCAATAGCGCCGTTTGAATCAAAAATGTGCAAACCTTTGGCAAGAGGCAGTGAAAGTTGCCAGAATCTTAATCTGAAATTTAATCCTCCTGGGTTGCCCGATATCGGGTCTGTAAATGCCATTACTATTTGCGTAACTCGCTTTTGCGCAGCATTGAAAGACAGGTTCCACGCTACTCCAGCTCCAACGTTTAACTGTTGAACTACTTCTGTTGTTCCGTCAAAATATGTTATTGTCATCGTCAATGAATCATATCTCTGGTTAGTATTCCAGTTGTTACCGGTGAACTGCCTTGGGTAACTGATAACATCAAAGTTAAGAGTTAGTGTGTTAGCGTTGGTTCCACTAGTTGCCCAGGGATCGGAGGTTCCGTTCCACGCTCTGTTTATTTCGTAATTGGAAAGATTGCCTCTTGAACATGTTAGATTGAAACGTCCAGCCGCACCATCTATTGGGTTAGCAAAACCGTATGTGCTTGTGAAACTGGCATTCGCCGCAGCTGATTGAGCTCCAATAATATCACCTGTTGACTGAACTGGCCCGACTTTGTTGTGACCTACGTTTGAAACAGTAAACAAAGCTGGTTTGTAGACTTTAGAGTTTATGAACTTTTTGTAATCTTCCCAGTCATCAATCAAACCATAAACACCATCTAGTGGATTGTAGAAGTTCCAAGCAACTCCATTTGAAATAAGTCTTGTTCCTGCTTCCGCTTGAGTATCTGAATCAAGTAACAGTGCTTCCATTCCTTTGTACAATGAAGGTGGAAAATGGTTATTCATTCTCCATGTTGAGTATTCTTGAATGTTTCTTGTTGCCGGTTCTAATCTTTCACTTGTTACAAGGAAAAAGGATTTGGTGTCCTTGACAAAATAGATGCCACCTTGCGTGAGATTACCTAAATCATAATCAGCCTTTAGATCGCCTGATCTTTGATATTCTGCAAAAACAGCACCAGCACCAACTGGTTGTTCCACCCAAGCACCAACATCTGCTTTGTACGTTTTGGAACCAACTCTTGCAAATTTGCCGTTCTCAGTCGTTGCGTTGAAGTTGGCAGTAAGTAATGCTACACTTGCATCAGCAAAATCAACATCAGGCTCATTTACAATCCAATCTGTACCATCATACATCCAAATAGTTTTGGAATCTTGGACTGAGTAAATCTCACCAGCTTGAACGTTGGTCAAAGAAAGAAGAGCTGCGACTGTTGGAACTGAGTTGTTACCGACATAGACAAGGTTATTTGAATTGTCTACAGTGTAAATCTTATTATCGGCTGTGTTGATCGCAAGTTCGCCTGGAAGCAAGTCAGATGGACTTGGCACAGTTCCAGAAACCGTTGATCTTTTTATCTTTATCGGTGGTAAGTTAGCCACATTTATCTCCTAAAACTCATACTAGTTGAATACACGGAATATTCCGGTTTCATCTCTGTAACCAAGACCTGAACCAAATCCATATGCGAAGTTGTAGAACGAGAACTCAAAATCTCTTCCACCTGGGTTGCCAGAAACTCCGCCACGGAACTGCATCACTATTTGTGTTACACCTCTAATGCCAGCATTGAATGTCATATCCCAACGCTCGTTATTTGTAGTGGTTATCTGTTGAACTGTTTCTGTTGTAGCATCATCGTATGTTATTACAAGTGACAAGTCAGTAAATCTTTGGTTGCCGGCAAGATCCCAGTTCGCACCTTGGAACCGGCGCGGGTGACCAACTACGGTCCAGTTAAGAACAAGGTCAACGTCTGCGGTACCAGAATTTGCCCAGAAGTCAGAAGCTGTATTCCATGCTCTGTTTACTTCATATCCTCCACCAAGAGCGCCGTGGCTGGCTGTTAGTGTAAATCTTCCGGCAGCATTGTCAATAGGGTTTACAAAGTTGTAAGTATTGGTAAATGAATTAGTTGATGAGCCTGACGGTGATCCTTGCTGCTCGCCAATCGCAACTGGGATACCAACACGTCTATTACCACTAGTAGTTACAGCAAAGAAACAAGGTTGAGCATTTGTTGTGTTGGTGTTGAATCCTGGCCAATCACTGTAAGCGCGATCAAAGTTAACGTCTGTTTTTTAGTCTGAACATCCCACCCACCATTCTGCGCGATATACATGTCAACTGGTTGCCAAGTCGTTGAATCCAAAACATATGCTTTGTATCCAAGATAAGTGGTTGCCGGCCAACGACTGTCAAGCGCAGTTGTGGAAAACTCTCTTATTGTACGATCAACTGGTTCAAGTCTTTCTGCTGTTTGAATGTAAAATGAGTCGTTGTTTGTAACATAATACAAACCGCCCACACTTCTTCCAGCCGCGATCAATGTACCTGTGTTTCCATACTCTTGGTAAATCAATCCACCAGCAGCGCTTGCTTGTTCTACCCAAGAACCAGTGTCTGCTTTGTATGTTTTGTCGCCAACCCTTGCAAACTTTCCATTCAATGCTGCAGCTGGAAAATTGGCAGCAAGTAAAGCAAGAGAACTATCAGCAAAGTCAACATCAGGTTCATTAACAATCCATTCGGAATCATTAAACATCCACATTGTTTTTGAGTCACGAACAGAGTAAATCTCTCCTTTCTCAACGTTTGCCAAAGAAAGAAGGTCTGCAACATCAGCAACAGATTTTTTACCTACGTGAACAAGGTTAGAACCATCAGAACTAAACATCTTATTATCGGCGACGTTTACAGACAGTTCTCCTGGCTCCAAAGTAGTTGGGTTTGGAACGTTACCAGAAACCGCTGATCTTTTTATCTGAATTGGTGGTATGTTAGCCATTTTGTCTCCTAGGTCAACAACGCTGGATTACCAGCAGCGTCAATGTAATTTAAACCTCTTTGCATATCGTAGTCTTTTCTCCAATAACCAAATCTAAATCTTCTACCACCTGGGTTACCGCCAGTTGCGTTTGAAAAGTTCAAAGCAATACGATCAACCTCTTTACAGTTTGCGTTGAAACTGAGGTCCCAAAGCTGTGTTCCGACAGTTATGTTTTGTGTGACTGTTTCAGTAGTAGCATCATCATATGTAACAACTATTTGAAGTGTTTGGTATATTTGAGCTGAGCCTGTATCCCAGTTCTCTCCCCAGAATCTGTGTGGGAATCCGTTAGATGCGAAGACAGTTAGCATTTGTACATCACCACTACCGTTATTTGCCCAGAAATCTGTTGTGTTAGAGTTCCAAGCGTTATCAGGTCTAAAGCCAGAACTCAAAGGAGCGTTATCAACTGCAGCAGCGAAGACTGTGTTACCACCATTTATTGAGTCTGTGAACGTTAAAGTTGTTGTCCAAGTTTGATCAGTCTCGTTACTCACTGCACCCCAGTTTTCACCGGTTGATCTTTCATTTGGTGCTGGAAGGAATGTTGGAGTTACTACAACCCAAGCCGGAATATTAGGATACACCTCTGTCATATATTGATCTAAACTTCTTGCAACATAGACATCAAGCGGCCACTCTGATACCCAAGAAGCTCCACCATAAGACTTGAACTTTTCTTCCGTTCTAAGAGTCGTTGCATTGAGAACATGTCCTTCAAAGCTTTTGTATGAAGCTGATGGGAAGTTTGTTGCAAGGTCAGCCGCCGAAAACTCTTTACAGATTCTGTCAAGCGGTTCTAATCTGCTGTTTGTGACAATAAAGAATGAATCAGTTGAAAGAACATAATAAACTCCGCCAACAGTTAGAGAACTTGAATCATAATCTGTCTTCAAAGCTGCTGTTGTTGGGTACTCAACATAAACTGCACCAAGACCTGTGGCTTGTTCATTCCAAGTTCCGGTTCCAGCCAGATAAATCTTGTTCACGACTCTTGCTTTTCTTCCATCGTTAACAGTTGCGTCAAAGTTTGCAGCAAGCAAGACGGTTGTTGAATCAGCAAAGTCAACATCAGGTTCGTTAACAATCCATTCTGAACCATCATAGATCCAAATAGTCTTTGAATCCTTTACAGCATAGATCTCACCGTCGCCTATGTTTGTCAAAGAAAGAAGGTCAGAAACGGTGTCTACTGATCTGTTTCCCAAATAAACAAGATTGTTTGAGTTATCAACTGTGAAAAGTTTCTTATCTACAAGGTTGATTGCAAGTTCTCCTGGAACCATTGTTGCCGGGTTAGGCAATGCTCCAGGAGTGCTTGATCTTTTTATTTGAATCGGTGGTATGTTAGCCATAAGTTTTTATGCTTCTTAGAAAGTTCCGTAGTCTGCATCAATTGCTTCGTTGATCCATAAGTCTGCATCAGAGTCCCAACGTAAGAACTGACCGTCTTTCAAACCCTCGGTTGGATTAACTATTTGAACATCTTTCAAATCATCCAATGTCAATTCTTGGATGGTGAAAAGAAGATCTGAATCACCAGCTAAAAAATTGTGTTTGATCAAATCAATATCAGAATCAGCCAATAATTGACGTTGAATCAAATACAATATATCAGAATCATAGTCTTTATTGAAACCAAGTTCAATAATGTTCCCACCAGTATCCTTTGTGTAAACCCTACGGTCTTGAAGGTTGATTGCCAATTCACCAACAAGAATGTCTGATGTAGTTGGCTGAGCTCCTGGGGTTGAGCTTCTTATAAACTGAATTGGCGGATAAGTAGCCATCCTCGGTCCTCTTTATGTTTGTTTAATATTTATTAGAAATTTCCATAGTCAAATCCGCTAGGATTTAAGTCTTCCACGTTTTTGTTCACCCACATGGAATCTGAGTCATTCCAAGCAATCACTTGATTGTCTGTAAGACCAACAAGTTTCACATCATGAAGATCGCTTAAATCATCAGCGAAACTTGGTCTCACATAAATCGTGCCTTCGTTCGCATGTGATCTTGTGACAGCTGCTATTGTTATGGAAGAGTTTGGCCAAACAGGTTCGCTGTCAATAAGACGACCAGCCTGTGTTGGATCCAAGTAAAGAATTACACCTTCTAAGAAGTTAGAAGTATCCAAATCTCTGACTTTACCTTGAGATGTAACATAGCCAAAATCATTGTTATTGAATGATTGTGTTGCAACACCAATTATGTATTCGGGTTTGAATCCAACGGAACTCATGTCAGCTTTGGTGAACAGAAGGTGATCGCCCTGAGCACCAGCAAACATAACCGCCTCGCCGTTAGCAATTGCACCTTGAGCTTTGCCATAAAACACTTGTTCTTGGCCAATCTGAAGAGTGACACTCGTGTTCAGGGT